TCTAACCATCTCCCGGTTGTTGACCCGTAGTTCTGCACGATATCCACCTGACAGACGTACCGGATTGACGGGTCTTGGTACCACCCCATGAGCCTTTTTAGCCCCCAAATGGTTCCTCTTCCTGGGAGCCCGGTGCATTGGTACTCCCCGACGCGGCCCATGATTGGCTGCAGCCCGTGGATCGCGACATAGTCGAGCATCTGCTGCTTTGCGGACTCTACGCAGGCCGTACGTCTTTTGCCGTTTGAGGTATCAGTGAGCTCCTTGACCCGTACAGGTGAGAGCTTCAGATCTCGCTCCCGGATCTCTTTGGAGAGTTCCTCCGCAATTTTTCGGGCGTCGTTATTAAAATGTGCGTAAAGCCTTCGAACATCGCTCCGCTCCAGATCATGCTTTCTGCGGTGCGATCGCCAGTCTTGGATCGCCGCAACAATAAAATCGATGTCGGTTATATCGATATCTTTGCAATATCGCTTCATATTCGATTGCTGCCCAGTTCAGGGTCTTCGACGGTCACCGCCGCGTACTAGCCCCGCCTTTGGTATATAAGGCCTCACTTTACGGATACCGCGCGGGAGCGCGGCCCGATGGTGCACGGTTTATGCCGTACAGATCACCTTGATCGTATGCCAGCGCATTGATGTACCTTGCCTAATCGGATTTTGGGGCGTATCGCAGGACCCGTAGTTCCAGTTCGCATCGCCGAGCCCGTTCCTGCAGTTGACGTTGCAAGGGCCGTCGTTCGAGCCGTTCCTGAGGTTGCCAAGAGCTACGCGCTGACATACCCAACAAAAAATGGTTAACACTATGCGGGGGCAAGCCCCCGGACCCCCACCAAAGGGGGTCAATCGCAGGACCCGTAGTCCCAGACCGCACCGCCGAGCCCGTACCAGCAGTGGACGTTGCAAGGGCCGCCGGCCGAGCCGGCCCTGAGGTCGCCAAGAGTATAGAGCTCCCGCATTCCGGATGCACCTGCTCCACCTGCCCATACTCGGTCGCCGGTACCTACAGAGTCCCCGCCTCCGATGGTGGACGGGTAGTACGCGCCAAGTGCGCGATTAAACGCCACATCGCCGCTCCAGTAGTCCCCGTTCTTCCCATCCGCGGTAGCAGGAATGGACCCGATTAGAGTGTAGCCGGTATGCGCGTCTGCGACGTGCTTTGTGCCTCTCGGGGCCACATAGACCTTCTTTGCAAAATCCGATGCAAATTCCATAACGGTGTCCGCACATATGACGGCAGTACCTGTCATGTACTCCTGCCCCTGGATCCGGAAAGCGTGCTCCTGATCTGTATTAGATACCAGGGACCCGTCGTGGTGCCCAATCACTGCGTCTGTAGTACCGGTGTACTGCGGCATGGTAGATACGTAAGTATCGGTTGTCGTGGTGATCGTGGAGTCGATGTCCAGGTTAAGGGCAACGTAGTTCGTGCCGGAGACCGTTACAGTCTCAATGGATTTAACCAGTACACGATCCGCGATCGAGTGCATGGAGCTGTTTCCGCGATCTGTATTGGTTCCGCTGGCAACGCCAACAGACACGCAGCCGCCTACAATAAAGGGACCCTGCGATGCCAGAAGAACACGCTTGACACCGGTCTCCGCTACTGCGCACCTACTCTGCGCACTGTAATTCGAGCATCCGGCAAAGACCGTCTGTCCGTTCTTGGTTGCGTACTTGATCGCCAGCATCAGGATCGCATAGGTATTGCGGGCGATACCTGCGCCCCAATATCCCGCACCCTTCTTCTGGTACGCGATGATCATATTGTTATAGCTCTGATTGTATGCGGGAGCATTGCCCGGCTGAGATCTCAGCAGGCCGTCGGATGCAGTTACAGACTGATACGCCGACTCAATCCAGTACGGCATGATCGTACCATCGGCGCGTATCGCCTCGCACCAGGGAACCAGACCGAGCTCGGTGTGCTCGGTGTCAGAGATGATGATGTCGTAGTAGCTGTCATGCTCCTCGACGTTCCAGTAGAAGGTCGGGTGGAGCGTACCAACATCGACCGCACCTTCCTTTGCAAATCCCGGGAGGCCCTCCAGTACGCTCGGCTTTGCGAAGCCGTCAGATGCGTCCCTGGTGTAGTTGCACCGGAGCCACTGGAAGACGGGGATCTGCGCATAATCGTCCTGCGCTTCTGTCGCATCGGTGGAAGGCTTGCAGACCAGCCCGGCGTTATCGTCGAGCTTGGTGCCCGCAGATGTGCTGTTTACGGAGTACCGATAAAAACGGGTCCGGTAGACCTTGCCTGTCCTCATCAGAGTGAACTGAGAGGCAATAGACTGCTCGAGCGCGGTGAAGCCCTTATTGGTTCCCGCTGTGGTCTCCAGTGCCGCCGCGATCCGATTCAGCAGCTCAATCTGTAACCCCATCTGTCCATAGGACGGGATTTCCTGTAAGGCGTCAATGCCTAACATTTAGTTGTCCTCCTTCTTATAGTGTGCAAGTGCCATGTGTCCTGTTTCTGGGTTTATCATCAGCCGGTATTCAGCTTCGCCGGCATAGCCCGCTGCATTCGTGGCAGAGGTAAGAGCTGCGTCCGCATAATCTGAGGCCTTCTTGGCGCTTTCCGTTGCGCTGGAGGAAGCGGCAGTTGCCGTATCTGCAGATCCGGATGCTGCTTTGGCGCTTTTCGCTGCGTTTTCGGAGGCGCCGCTTGCTGTATCTGCATAATCTGAGGCCTTCTTGGCGCTGGATGCGGCACTGGCGGCCTTCTCAACCGCCGTGTTGGTGAGATCCAGCACATAATTGAAGTCCGAATCGCTGATATCCTCCTGATCCAAAGCGGAGCGCTCGACGTGCAGTTTAAAGTTAGCTGTCGCCAGGCGCTCCGTCCCTTTGGAAAGAGTAATTTCGCAGTCGGTGTAACCGGCAACGGCGGTCATCTGCTCTGTGACATCGCAGGTAATCGTCTGATCGGTGACCGTACAGGTGTACTCAAAAGCATGCCCGTCCGGCTTAGTGCCGCCGATCATCGCAGTAGCTCCGTCCGGGATCGTGAAGGGCTGCTGTGCATTGTAGAGGGTAAAGGCCAGTGTACGGGATCCGGTGTCGTACTGAGACATCGGAATGATGACTGGCGGCCCGAAGGGCACTATGTCCAGTTGGTAGGTCTGTGTTGTCATGCTCATAGTTTTCAGCTCTCCAGTTTGTCCACAAAGTTCTGCGCAATATTGAGCAGGGCTGTCATCGTTGTCCCCTGATCGGCGTTGGTGATGATCCGGTCGATCCGCTTGTTGTCCGCAGTGATCGTTCCCGTGGTTTCATCGATCTCAGAGTAAGTGATTGACATCCGCTTACCTACTGCATCGTTCCATACCGTTGCACTTGTTACTGTCTTCATGATGTTTGACTCCTCTCCTTTGTGATCTGCTCTATATGATTCATAGCCTGCCCGCCATAGTTGGTATCATCCTTGCTCGCTTTTGTAGGGTCGAAAGTGTTGAGACGTTTAAGGTTATAGTCCCGGTTCTTGGCCTTAAGTTCCCATCCAAACGATAGTCCCGCTGTACCTTTTACGACGAAGTAAGTGCTGTGCCGTTCTGCAACGTAGCATTTCCCGTCTCCGTAGGGCTGGAGGAAAACCTGGTACTGATCGGTCAGAATGCACTCCGAAAAAACAGGGTCAAGCTGGACATAAGATGCGCCATCATCCCCGACCTCGCCCTCTCCGATGTCTCCATAAGTCGGAGACGTCATCTCGTAGCAGTACAGCGCCCTGGTGCCGTAGTCCTTGGTGTCGAGGATGCCCGATTTTGAGAGACCAGATCTAACGTATAGGCCATCTGTACGGTCGAGTTTGATCAGCATATCTACCATGGTATCGCCTTTTAGCCATATAGCACTCGGTGATATGGTCACTGCCTTATAATTTGCTTCTATTGGGAAGCCGACATCTGACTCCCCCACAACGATCCCCGGGGTACCGATAGCAACACCATTGGATGGCGCGTGAGTTGATGGATTCACCGAGGTTATAGACATACCCTTAAAAAGGTCTGGCCTCAGATTCAGATAGGTCATATCGCCTGATAAATTGGCAGTCCCGCCAACAAGGATTCCCCAATCATCGATCGACCCAAAATTTATATTGCTACGGTTATACAGTAATACCTTGCTGACTTTATTTGTTCCTCCAACCAAAAGAGACCCGGTTTTAATCAGGTCCGCGTCCAGCGTTCCGGTCTTAAGGTATGTGCCATTGATATACAGCTTCCCATTTTCCAGATAGATGCCCTGTTCCGCCCCGCCATTGGTCAGGCGGTTGAAAATTTCCTGCTGTGTCAGGGAATTCATGATAGTCGTGTTCAGAGCACTATCCTGCGAATCAGCGTATGCCTTTGCGTTTGACTCTGCAGTATTGGCAAGGGCATCCGCCCGCGTGTCAAACCATGTATGCCATTTCTTGTCGCTTGTGCTATACCTCCAGATCGAACCGCTATAGGTCTTGATCGAGCCGTCGCTATTAGTCCTATCCGACGTCTGGATCCAGAGGTCCCCGTCGGTTGCCCCTGTGGGGGTTGTCGCTGACGCTGTACAGACGATCTTCGTATCTGCTGTTGCCTGCGCCGAGTTCGCCGCCTTCAGGGCCGCCTGGATCTGGCTGTCCTGTACAGATACCCAGCTCGATCCATTGTACCGATACATTTTATTGTCATCGGTATCAAGCCACAGGTCGCCCGTGTCCATGTCAGATGTCGGCGCGGTAGCGGCATAAAAGACTTGGACCTTTTTATCTACTTCCTGCTGCACGGCATTGGCCAGATCCGAGGCATTCTTCGCAAGTACTTCGGCCCTCTCCTCTGCGTCTTTCCGCGCCGTATCCGCCGCGTCGTCGGAATACTTGTGCAGTTCTTCCAGCACACTGTCCCAGTCATCAGCGACTGCAACAGACCGCAGTCTAAATTCTCCGGTGTCGAGGTTCCAGTAGTTATTGCCCTTCCGGTCCTGCAGCAAGCCTGTTTTGATCAGGTTCGCCCGGATCGTACCAGCGTTAATGAAATCCGCATTAAAGACTCCGTCGATGGTCCATGCTGTCAGGAATGGTCCTTCATAGCCTTTCGTCGAAAAGCCGATGCCGTTCATGTTGATCCGCAGAACCTTAGACGCGGTTTTCGTGTCATCAGTGTCCATGATCAGGATCTCATTGGGCTTTCCGTCCCCGTCGGTATTGATTACCACGTGGCCGCCGAGACCGCCCTGGATCAGCTTGGTTGATCTGGCAAGAGCCTCCTGCAGGAAGGACAGACTCTGCTTCTGCCGGATCTCTGTATCCTTGCTAGTGCCTGTGATCTGATCCGCAAGGTTCGTTCTGGCGTTCCCGATCTCGATGCTGTCGTACCGATTCTTCAGGACGTTGTAGGTTGTCTTTACGACCTTTGCGGTTGCGGATACGCCGAGCGCCGGAAATTCGACACGCAGGATATCGCAGAGGTGCACCCGCTCCAGCGCGGCAAGGGTTTTGTATTCTTCAGACTGCCAGAGCGCCACAAAGGACAGCGAGATAGATACGTCCGGAACACCGATGCCATTAGACTTGATGTATGTCTGAGCGCGGGAAGAAAGCTGTGCCGCTGTCGGCGCGGTCTGGTACTCCTGGGAACAGTCCAGGACCATCGTCATGTGATAAGGGTACTTATCTGCGTTCGCCGCATAAACGATGCCGCCTATAACAGTCTTCGCTTCGGCATTAGAATCCGCTTCCTTATGCCAGTACGGAAGAACCCCGGTCACCGTGTTTTCAATGGACTCTTCCTGCGTGATATCGGTAATGTTTTTACCATAGCGCAGGACAATGGATGTCTCGGATCCGCGGGCCCTCCACAGCTTCACCGTCCATTTATCCCATTCGTATTCACCCCCAAAGCAGTCCAGGATAGATCCGGTTACACCCCCGAGGCGGGAGCGAATTGACGCGGGAACGGGGGTACTGTAGGACCCCTGAGAGTTTTGATCCGTCCAGAAGTCAAAGGGGCAGTTCTCCAGCGCTTCGGATTTGAGCCGCTGGAGCGCGAGCGCTGCGGTGCCGGAGGTCTCGTCCGGATTCTTGGAGTATGTCGGAATCCGGGACAATCTGTAGGAAATGTGCCGGGCCTTGACCGTAACC